CCCCGCCTGCCAGGCGGCGCGTGAGTACTGCGCGGAGAAGCCATGACCCCGCGCGAGGACGCCGAGAAGCGGCTGGCAAAGCGGTTCGACCACATGGACCGCCTGCGCCCCGGCGATTGGGATGCATTCGCCCGCATCGCCGCCGACGAGATCGAGCGCGTGGTGTACGAAGATCGCGTCAAGTATGCCTCGGTCAGTGCGCACAACCGCGCGATCGCAGCATCGAAGCCGCTCCCCTGGCACGTCGTCGCCCGGCCGGAGCCAAAGGAGGAGGGGGAGCCATGACCTGACCCCCCCCCATGCTGCCTACAGTGCCGCCACCCGGATGTTGTCCACGTCGAAGTAGTCGCTCCCGTTCGCCACGATCCCGTCCATGTTGCCAAAGCCCAGCACCCGCATGCCGCCTTTGGGCCCCATGATGTTGAACTCGCCGCGTAGCTCGCCCGCGATATTCCCATCCTTGGAAAGCACCATGTGGCCCGAGTCGTCGCCCTTGCCCGAATTGAGCCGCACGTCCAGCCGAATCTGGTGCCAGCGCCCAGGGGTCAGCGTGAAGTCGTAAAAGTGTTTGTGCGCGCCGGTGTGGTAGCTGCCCCCAGGCTCGCATCGGTAGTTGATCGCCTGCCAGTGCTTGTAGGGCTCCCAGGTGCCGAAGTCCAGCCGCGTGATGCCGTCCTCAAGCAAGTTTTCGCCAGCGTGTTGGTTGCACGACTGGATCATCCACACGTGTTTGCCACCGCCCGATGGGAAGCTGAACCCCGCCGGCAGGCGCAGCCCGAACTCCACCCGGCACTTGAACAGCCCCTGGAACCGTGGCAGGTAGCTGATGCGTGTGTCCGTGTGTGGGTTCCACCTCAAGCGGCAGAACTTGTTGCTACCCTCGGTTTGGATGGTCACGTTACCCGGGCGGCGGCTGTACCAGCCCTTGAACGGGTCGGCGCCCGAAAAGTCGGACTGGTACACGACGGTGCCAGCCGGTGGACCAAGTGGGGGCGGCTCCGGGGGCACCGGCCCCTCGTCGCCCTCGGTGAATGTGTCTTGGAAACAGGCTGACACGATTTCCTGGTCAGCCGGCGAAAGCGTGTGCCCGTCGTGGTCCTTGGCGATGCACGCTTGGAACTCGGCAAACGCGCCGAGCGTGATGGGTTTGAAAACCATGGGTCCCCCTTATGCCGCGGCGGCAAGCTGGTAAGCGATGTCCTCGGCAAGTGGCGTGGACAACGTCGAGAAGGCAATCCATTTGGCCGGGTATTGGCGGTGCACCTGTATGACCTTGTCTACGTACTCCTCGTCCGCCGCCTCCACCGACAGCACGTGCTCCGGCTCGTCGTAACCACTGGCTCCCGGGTTGCCAACCCACAGCGCCAAGTCGCGGGTCCAAGTGCGCTGCGCATGCTCAAAGTACATGTCCCCTGCGTTTTCGCGGCCCCCGTTGGCCATGGTGCGCACACCCATGCCGGCCAGGATTTTCATGAACCGATTGAACCGCCGGTGCCCGGCATTCCAAAAGTCGGCGGTGAACGCTCGGTAATCCGCCGCCGGCATCATCCAGTCGTAGTACCACTCAAAGGCCAAGTCAAGGAAGGCACCAAAACACCCGACTGCGACGGTGGGCTGGCCACCTGCATCGGCTGGTGCGCCAAGCGCCGGGGGCGGCGGTGGTAGCTCGGCGTCGAGTGACCGCGTGACCTGGCGAATGACCGTGGCCATGGCTAACAGCTTGCCCGAGTCCATCTGTGGCCACGAGATAAGCTCACGGCCACCGGCCCACGACTTGATTGGCTCGCCGGTTTGCGGGTGCCGCAACACCGGGCACACGTCGCGCACAAACTGCAAGTATGGCGGCATGGGGCTTGGCCACTCGGGCGGTGGCGCCGTGAGCACGTTGAAATAGGACCAGCCGCGTTTGCCTTCGGCCATCTTGCGCTTGGCGATGGCGTCGTGCCCGTGGCCCTCGTTGGTGAACACAAACCCATCGTAACGCGGCAGTTGGTCAATCCGCTGCTCGGTGTACGTCGCATCCCAGTGGCGCAGGATCAAAGTGCACCCCCTTTCATGTAAGGTTCCCGGGGCCGGGCCAGGTCCGGGCAAACGTAAACAGGTTCGCTCCACATTGCGCACCCGCCTTTAAATCCCCACCGCGAGGAGACAAGGTAAACGTCGCCGGCTGTCAGTCCCAAACCCCGGGAGCCCCGATCTGCCGTTAGAAGTACACCCCGAGCCCCAGCGCAAGCTCGCTATCCCAGTCGTACACCTCGTCGTTCTTACCCAGGAAAATGTCGCGCAGCGTGTAGTCAAGGCCCAGGTAAATCGGGTCCAGGATGAACTCCACCCCTGCCTCAAAACCCGGTGACCAATCATCGGGGCCAGTGGGGCGCGCAATGATGAACGCGGCGTGTGGGCTCGCGACCACACGCGCATCCTTGGCGGGCGCCTTGTAAACACCCAGCTTGGCCGTGAACGTGCCGTCATAGGGGAACGTGTCCCAGTCATCGAGCACGTCGTGGAACGTGTATTCGACGGCACCCCAGATGGGCTGCCACTCGATTTTGGCACCCCCGCCAAGCCCCATGGACCAGTCATCGGGGCCCGATGGCCGCTGTGCGAGCACGTGGGCATAGGGCCGCACGGTCAACCCCAACACCCCATACCCCTCGCCACGCGCGTCGGCCGTGGCTTCCCCCTGTTGCCCATGGCCGTGGTCGTGCCGTTCCTTGCCCTGCTCCTGGGCGGTGGCGCCACCGGCCACCAGCAGGCCGGCCATGGCCACCACCAACATGAGTCGCTTTAGCATTCGGGCCTCCCTATTTGTTTCGGAGCGAGCCGGGGCGCTTCCTGCCCAGCCACCGAACGAACGACGCGCCAATGAACGCCGACAACTGCGCCCACACGAACCGAACGATGTTCTCCGCCGTCCCCGCGCCGGTGGCGGGGTCGGCGAGCGCGACCGGCGTCTCCGCCGTAACCGAGTCCCACTGCGCCGCGACGATCCCCGGCAAGAAGATCGCGAGCCCGGCAAGGACGCCAACGATCAGGACCGCTCGTGCCGCAGCGACTCCCGCCGGCAAGGGCGGGGCGATCACCTGCGACATGGCCCAGCCGGATGCCAGTGCCGCATAGACGAGCGTGATCTGCGGCAAAAGATCCGCCCAGCCGAGCGGGGTGGAAACCACCGCAACGGCCACGATTCCCGCCGCCACCACCCACAGGATGACGGGGCGGAACCGCTCGGGGATCCAGCGGTTTAGGAACTCCTGCACCGGACTGCCGGCGACAAAGAACGCCAGCAGCCATTGCGGGATATGCTCACTCATCAGGTCCTCCGGGTTGCCGCCATGGCTCCCCTGCTGCCGGGTGAGGACCCGGCAGCAGGGGCCGCGATTACTTGGGCTCGGGCGCACCGAAGGTGACGCCGATCGTCGTCGCCATGGCGCTATCCGTCGTGTAAACGATGGTTTCGGTAATGAGCACCACGCCCTCGGTCCGGTCCGCATCGGCCTCAACATGGTAGGTCGTCACCGCCGGACCTGGCGTGTCCGGAGAAACCAGGGAGTATTTCGTAGGGTCGCCGCCGGGATCGGGCAAGAGAGTCCCGTCCCCGGATTCGACGGAGATGCGAACGTCGCCATCGACGGGCTCGTTAGGGGTCAAAGTGATTGGAATCTTCTCTCGGTTCGTTGACTGCACTGTAAGTGCCACTTTCGTATCCTCCTTGGGCTCAGGTGCCCCAACCGTGAAGTTGAATCCGCCCCTTGCGGGGGCTGGACCCTGCTCCATTTTCCTAACAATCTTCCACAGGGCATCGGCGATGCGTTCGAGCGCATCGACCACCTGCGAAAGATCGGGCTTACGCCGGCCGAAAAACCCTCCCATGGACGCTCCTTCCCGTCACAACTTAAAGAGCAGCCACACCACGCCGATCGCCGCCATGGCGCCCCACACAGTTTTTTCCAGGGCGCGCACGCGCTTGTCCTGCTCCGTGGTCGTGATCGTGAATACATCGACTGTTACGAAGCGGTCACGGTCCCGGCGCAGTTCCTCCTGGTGGCCGTTCAGGATGCCGAGGCGCCGCCCAAGCTCATCAGACGCGATCTCCATAGCGCGCAGGTTAGCGGCCAACGTCTTTTCCTGCTCCCGCTGGTTTTCCTTTTCGCGCAATTCTAGGTGTTGCGAAAGGTTTGTAAAGCGCATGTCCATGTATTCCCGCAGCGTGATCCGGTTCGGGTCGGGCACTAATGCCATCGTTCATGCCACCCCAGACTTGCGGGCAACCACCAGGAACGAGTAGCGCTCGGTTTGCACGTGGCGCTCGGGCCGTTCACGCAGGGGCACATCGTCCACATCCAACTCGCACACGAGGATTTCGGCACCCAGGTAATCACGCAGCCACGTGCTCACCTGGCGCTCGTTCAGGTAGTGCTTGTGGTCATGGTTCCAAGCGTTGTCGTAGTAGTCCTCGTGCGGCAGGTAAAGGCCCAGCACGCCACCCACGCGCAGCACACGCCACCAGTCCACCAACGCCAGCGTCCAATTGTGCAGGTGCTCAAGGCAGTGGCTTGACCACACCCAGTCAAGCTCACCCGCCTTGAACGGCAGCGGGTTGTTCAGGTCGTGCACCACGTCACTGCCGGGGGCCAGGTCCACGCCAATGGCACCGGGCGTGATCTTGTCCACGGGCTCTCCCAGGCCCCCCGGCCCCAGATCCGCCCCACGCCCCACCAGGTATGGCAACACGCGGTCGCGCACCTTGGTGGTTTCGTGCCACAGCGGCGTTGTCAACGGCAGTCCTTGCAGTAGGGGATCGTGTCCCACCCGCCCGGGGCCTCGCGCTGGGCAAAGCGCACCTGGCTATCGCGCCAGGCGGGGCTGTTGAACAGCGCCAGCAGTGGGGTGGCGGCTGCATTGCCAATGCGGTTGTGGTCGTGCGCCTGGTGGCAGCAGGGCACCGCGGCCCCGTTGCTGAGGATATTGATGCGGTCATACCACAGCGCGCAGTGGGGGCGCAGGCTGGCCTCGTCCATGGCTACGTGCACCTGCGGGTGGGGCGGCAACGCCACGCTCGCGGTCAACGTCATGGGTGGCAGCACGCCCTTGATGTCGGGGAAGGCACCGACTTGCTTCACAATCCAACTGGCCTGGGGCACTCCCTCAAGCTGCGGCACCAACCAATCGTAAAGGGGCTGCATGTCGCCCACCGTTTGGTGCGTCAGCGTGGTAGCCACAATGATTCGCGTGCTGGTGGGTTGCCGCCGCAGATGGTCAAGCACCTGGGTGATTTTGGGCGCCACGCGCTCCACCTCAAACCCGCGGATGCTGCGGTGCCGGCCCGGGTGCAACGTGTCGAGCGAAAACGCCACCTCGTAGAACGGCAACCCCAGCAGGTGCTCAATGCTCGCCGTGTCCAGCAGGCTACAGTTGGTGGTCAGTGCCGCGGGCACCCGCGGCGCAGCGTAGGCATACAGTGCTCGCCAGTCGGGGTGCAGCAAGGGCTCGCCCAGGCCCATGACGTACACCTCCTGCACAGCCACGGCCCATGCGGCCATTTCGTCCACCAGGCTGCGGAACAGCGCGGCCGGCATGTGCTGCTCGGCCCTGGTGCTCCACGTGTGCGCGCAAAAAAAGCAAACGGCATTGCAGTGGCTGGTGATTTCAAGCTGCACCACGCGCGGGTAGGCTAAGCCATCAGGCCCGTAGCGGATGCGCTCCATGCCGTGGCCCTGCGGCACCGCCACGGCGGCGGCCAATTCAGCCACTGCGGATGCCCTTGCGCCGGAACACAAACGTGGTGATGCCCTCGCGCCCCAGGTCCTCCTCCATCGTGTTTTCCTCCACCAGCACAAACCCCAACGTGTAGGCCAACCCCACCAAACCCCGCCACGTGAAGTACCACAGGTGCTCGCCCGGCTTGAAATGCTTTGACTCAATGACCGCGCGCCGGTGGGCATATATCGGCATCGACACAAACACGTGCCCGCGGCACGCGCGCAACAAGCGCCGGGGGTCGTCAATGTGCTCAAGCGAATCCCAATAGCACAGGTTGGGCGACTCCTCGGCCAGTTCGGCCTCGTCCCGCCACAGGCCCCGTGCACTCAGCCAAGCAAACGCGCGCGGGTTGACATCGTGCCCATAGGTTTCCCCGCCGCGCGTGGCAACAAACTGCCCGCTGCCGATGCCAATGTCCACCAGGGTGGCATCGCCGATGTGCTTTTGCACCAGCGCGCAGCGGGCGGCGGTCAGTGCCCGCCCCATGGGGGTGTCGGCCCGCTGCACGTACTCGTCCCAATACGCCTCGGTGTAAAGGTCAAGCGCTGGCCGCGTCGGGCAATAGCCAATTCCCTGGTTGTCGTCCCACACCAGGAGGTCAAACGGTGGGGGCGATGGCAGTATCGCCGGCTGCTGCATGCGCGTGGCCCTCCTTGGCCTGCATCAGGTTGGCAATGGCGTCCACGATGTGCTGCTCATTCCAGTGCTCGATTTCGAACGGGCAGTATGGCGCCCCGGGCCGCACCCAATTGGTGCGGAACCCCATGTTGGGGTAACGCTCGCGGTTCCAAATCATCACGGTCGGCACACCCCAGTGGCTGGTCAAGATGGTGTTGCCGTTGGCAAAGCCGATCATGGCGTCGGCCCCACGCAGCAGGGCAAAGTACTGCGATGGATGCGTCTTGCCGGCCAGGTTTTCGACGTGCGGCGATGTAGCCCGGTCCATCAAGGGTTGGTCCCACGGCAACCCCACAAAGATCAACCGATGGTTGGGGAACCGCACCTTGAGCAGGTCGGCCAGCCGGCGGATGTTGTGCTCGTTGCAATACCGCGTCCAGGTCCCAAACTGCGCGACCTCGGAAAAGTAGAGCAGCATCCACGGCCCCCTGGCCTGTTGCTCGGCCATGTACGCAAGCTCGTCGGGCAACTGATTGATGGTGTAGTCCCAGTTGATTGCGGCGCCACCCATGGCGTCGGCGAGCGGTTTGCCGTGCTCCATCCAGCCGTTCACGGCCAGCACAAAGTCAAACCCGTACTTGTTGGCGATGCTGGTTTGCTCGTTGCCCCAGCACAGCGCGTTGTAATCGGCGGCCTCAAAGGCCATGGGCCGGTAGTCCATGAACCGCAAAAACGGCATGCGGTACACAAACTCGGCCGAGCGGCGCGGGCCGCCCACGTCCCATATCCAGGCATCGGCGGTGGTGGCACCGTGCGCGGCCAGGAACGCCTCAAGCTTGCAGGCCACCCAATGGATGTCGCCCAGGCCCGGGGGAAGGCAGATGCGCAGCGTGGGCTTGCCGTTGTTACTTGCCATGCAACCACCACGTGGGGTCAATGGAGCAGTCGATGTCCCCGTTGGGCCGCGCCACAAAGTCGCTACGCATGCGGCTGCGGTTGCCCGGCCGCTTGGGCCCCTGGTACCGCACCAACACCTCGCGATTGTGCTGCCGTGCCAAGTTCAATGCCGCCGGCCAGCACTTGCCGTGGCACGTGAAGCGCCCGCCGCCCTCGCCCTCAATCACCCAGGTTGCCATCAACCCTCCGCACCGTTTCGCCCTGGGGGCGCACTTGCAAGTGCACGTGCGGCCCACTGACCGCGTGGAACAGCGCTACCTGGTGCTGCTCGCTTTGCTGGTAACGCCACCGCTCGTTGACGGCGCGCACCAGGTGCCGCACCATGCTGGTTGGGAGAAACGGCCACTCGTCATATCGCAGGCCGGGGCGCGCCATGCGCACGCTCAGGTCGGCACCCCGGCAACCGCTCAGCGCGTCACCGGCCACCTTGACGCTTTCGTGCACGCTGGCGGCTGGTGCCGCCAGCCCGGCCCGCGTGTAGAGCGCCACCGTTTGGTCATGCGTGCGGAACAGTTCGGTGACCACCAGGTTGTCCTGCCCGGTGTGCTCAAGCCAAAGGCCGTTGGCGATTGCCTGCACGATGGTCCACAACGTGGGGTGCAGCAGCGCCACCTGTGCGGCAACGACAGGGCGGGCAAAGCACAGCATGGCTAGAACGGGTTGTCCGTGCTGTTGTAGAGGAACGCCTGAAAGGCATAGCGAAACATGCGCTCGTCCGTGAGGTCCGGGTTGGCAACGTCGATGCGGAACCCGATCCACTGTGACCCCGTGATGCTCGTCAGGACATGCGTGACCATGTGCTCAGCCGCAGTGCCCAGGTCCACGGGTGGGGCCACTGAGCCCGCCAGTGCATCGGCCCACGTGGCGCCCGAATCGAGGGAAATTTCAAACGTGTTAAACATGCCCCCGATTTCTTCGGTCCAGCCGAACAGCAAGCGCAGTTCATCAAACACGCTTTTGTCAGCGTTGTAGGGGTACCACCCAAAGGCAAGGTCACCAGTGAAGATGAACAGCGGCGGCAGACGCCACAGGCCCGAGTGGCCCATGATCGGCAGGCCGTTGGTCATCCAATCGGTGGTGACCTGGTCAAGCTGCGCGCTTGGCACCGGCACCTGCCCGAACAGCCAGTTAACCCTTGCCTTGGTCATTTAGAACAACCCCCAACACGGATCGTCCAGCCCTTTGCCCGGGTCGTCCAGTGCAAGGAACCCGGGGCACTCGCCATCGCTCACCACCTCGGTGCTAATCACTTCCATGTCCACCGTCAGCGGCCCCGTGATGCTCTTGCTGATCATGGCCGGGTCGGTGAACCGCACCTGGATGTCGGGGGCCTCTGAGTCCAAACGATAGACGTCATCCAACTCGGCGTCAAGGCGCTCAATCTTGGTGCGCACGGCGAAGATGGTGCGCGGATCCTTGTGGCGCTCGTAAAGCACTTGCGCCACCGTCTTTGTCCACGGCTCGTTGGAGCCATCGTAGCCGCGGAACTCCAACCCCGATGGCGCCGGCAACCGCCGGCCGTACCGCACCTGGCTGTCGTTGTCCACCAGTGGGGGCCACGTTTCGCCACTGGTGTACTTTTGGTTGCGCTCGTCAAAGGTGCGCAGCACCGCAAACTCGTTGTAAATCGGCAGGTGCCCCACGGCGGCAGCCATCAGGTCATCGCTCTTGCACAACAACGGGATGGATGTGACCGTGCGCGGCATGAATGAGGCCAAGCCAATGCGGGCGTCCGACGTTTCGAACAAGCTGCACCCTGCGTGCAGCACCATGGCAGCCAGCGCGTCGAGCACGTTGCCCTCGGTGGCAGCCAACCTGGGCACCACGGGGGCGCCGATGTTGGGCAACACCTGGTCGTGCACCGTGCCCTCAAGCGCTGTGAACGTGTCCAGCGCCAGGTCGGCCGGGGTGAGCCCTGCACCCAGGGGGTCCAGCAAAAACTCGCGGATGGCGCCAATGATGCCCTGCCCCGGGGTGGGCCGCCAAAGCACCTCAAAGGTAGCCGTCTCGCCCTTCTTGGGGCCAAGGGCCGGGTCCTTAAAGTCGCCCCCAGCGCGCCGCGGGTCGATGTCCAGGTAGCCCGTGGCCGATTGCCACGAGCCGGCCAACTCCATGCGGCCCCGCCCCTCAAAGCCCGTGACACTGCCCGTCACGGTGAAGTCCGTGTTGATGCCGTTTTCAAGGAAGTTGACGGTGAACGTTTGCGCCGGGGGGCCGTTCAATCCTGCCACGCCGTTGCCTTGGCCCCCAATCGTGCCCAGGAACAGCCCCTGGTCAGGCGCGTTGAGGTCAAGGATTTCGGCCGGGCCAATGCCGGGGAAGCGCAGCGTGCTGACCAGGCGCCCCATGGTGTTGGCGCGCACGGGCCGATCCACTAGCGCCTGAAAGCGGTTGGCAATGGTCAGCCGGCCCACGCCACGCTCGGCGGTCACATCAACCACAAAACCCACAAACCGCACCAGCACGCTGTTGCCAAACTGGGCTTGCACCTCCACCCGCTTGTTGAACCAATCCGGGCGGTCATCGACGGGGTGGCGCAAAAAACTGGCGGGGTTGGTTTCGACAAACAAGCTCGCCGGGTCGGCAAACTCAAGCTCGCCGTCGTTGGCCTTGTAGCGGCGCAGGAGCACGTCCTTTTCCATGCGCAGGGGGCGGCTGCCCGTGAGGTAACCACTTAGGTCGGTTTCCTGCACGCCACCAGGGTCAAACACCACCGACACGCAATAGCCTTCACGCACCTCCACCACGGGCACCACGTCACTACCCGCCGGCACATCCGACCCACCACCGCCCGCGGGCACACCCACATCCACCTGCGCCATGACGGTCGAAACGCGCTGAAACCCACCCAGGTCCAGTGGGTCCGCATACGTCCCCACCACCATGGCCACCAAGTCTTCTACCAGCCATGGATCCCCGGTGAACGGGTTAAGCTGCAAGAGCCGATAAGTGATGCTGTAGGTTGGGGTGCCATCGCCGTTGTTATCCGTCAACTCCATGAAGCTGCCGACGACGGATGTGTTGGTGGCCGCAATCAGTATCCGGTTCAGGTGCCCCGTGAGCCCGGCCGACTTTCGCACCACCTGCTGAAACTGAACCGCATTGATCGGCGCGAGCACCTGGGCTGGAATCGTTTGTACAAACGATTGACGGCGTTCCCCAGCGTTCGACACCGCGATGTACGTGGTGTCACCGTCATGCGGCCCCGTGCAGCATTCCCACCGGGTGGCAGCACCAAAGGGCGTCCACACATCGGTGGACAGGAGGCCGTTTGCTTGCAGCGGCAGGCCATACACGGCACCCGCCGCGGGGAAGTCGATACTTGCCACACTGGCTGCCGCCTCAATTGCGATGTCATCGACAAACATCGTGTACACGGCCAGGGCTGCCGTCTGCCCCATGGCCAACTGCGTGACCGTGCCGGCGCTGGCCGCCGTGATGTTGTTGAATACCAGCACGCGCCCTGTGCCACTGTCCAATTGCAAGCTGGCCAACCCCGTGGCCGAGTCATAGAGCACCGTGATTTCGTACCAGGTGTTGGCCGCCAGCGTCGGCCCCAGGTTGCCGTCCATGCTGAGCACACCGGCACTTGACAACGACACCACGGTGCGATCGGTTGGCCCCACACCGCGGAAAGCAAGGATGCGCCGCGTGCTGTCGGGCAACACCGAGAAGCGCACCCATGCCCTGAACGCCGCCGCGGCAAACGCCGTTGTTGCCGGGATGCCCGACCCCGGGGCCGGGCTATCGGTGAACGTCAGGGCATAGACCAGGGCCTGCGGCGCGACGCCGTTCTGCACCAGTTGCAAAGCATAGGTGCCGGTGCGCACCGTGCCCGTTTGCACCGTGGGCACGCCAGTGGATGAGTCGGCCGTCTTGGCGATGATCGTGCCAAGTTCCCAACCGTCAATCCTGGTCAGCACGTGCGCCAACTACATCGGCTCCACAAGCTCAATCACACCAAAGGGCTTGTCCGGGTGGGCGATGGCATCGGGCACGGCAATGAACACAAACCGGTGCACCGTTTGCTCATCCTGGCTGAACGTGTACGTGATGGGCATTTCCAGGTAGCAGCGCCACAGGTTCAGTTCAAAGTAGCTCGGTGCGCAATCCTGCCGCCGCAGCAGCTTGCGGAAACGTAGCGTGTACAGCGGCAGGTCGCGCACGGTGTGCAGGCCGATCTCGGTGCCCACCAGCGTTTCATTAAACAGCCGGGCCAGGTTTGCCATCGTGAAGGTGTCGCCCGTAAGCTCCAACCGCCATTCGGCCGTGGCCCCCACGGCACTGGCCACTTCATCGGCACCGGCAAAGGTACGGCGGGCTTCAGCCACCTGCACCAGGTCCACCAGAGAAAAGTTGCCCAGGTCATGCTCATCGGCACCGACCAAGATGAACAACTGCCCGGTGCCGATGAGGACTGGCGGCAGCGTGCACCCCTCGTAGGGTTCAATGATCGCCATGGCGCACCCCTGGGGCTAGGCGACCCTCGGCACCGCGTAACGCAACACCCACAGCACGGCCACGAGCACCGTGACCACGATGATGACCATGCGCAACGTCGGCGGGATGACCTCAATCCGCGGCACCGCGTAAAGCACCGCACACACCACCGCCACCGCACACAATACCGGTAAGAGCATTTCCATGGGCCTTGCCTCCTAGCTTGCCGCCACGGGCAAGCAATCAACGACGCGCGACTCCTTCCACTTGACGGGTATATCCCAGTGCGCCGCGCGCCGGCCGCGCACCCACCGCTCCTGCATCACGGGCTCCTGCGGCCAAAACACCGTGAACTCGGTGGCCTGCTCCTCCACCAAAAAGGGGAACAGTTGGAACGTTTCGCGCAGGCGCCGGATGGCCGAAAGCTTTTGCAGCGTGGCCTGGTAGTGCACGTTGAACTGGATGTCGAACTCAAACCGCTCGGGACCGATGTAGATAAACGTCAGGCTGCCGGTTTGCGACTCCTGCTCGGTCACAATCTGCACCGGCACGGCCAGCAACTCCACCACCTCGTCATCGGTGAACGTCGCCTCGCCGCCGGTCAAGTCTGGGTGCACCACGCGCAGCACAATCATGTCAGGTCATCATTCAGGCGCCGCTGGCGCGTGCGCAAGCGGGGCATCACGTTTTCATCGACAACGCGCGCCCAGGTCATTGGCGTGGCTTGGTTAATCTGCACGGTGGGGGTCACGGTCACGTTGGGCACGGGCAGGCCACTGGCCGCACCCGGCAGTTGCCCCCCACCAATGCCCGTTGCCAAGCTGCGGGCTTGGGCCGAGCGCCCGAGCATGCTGCTCTCCTCGTCCTGGAACCCAATGCCGCCGGCCGCGGCCCCAGCAGCACCTTGGACGATTTTTTTGATGTTGATGCCTGGGCCCAAGCCGATTGCCGACATGATGGCCGCCAGAATGAGCCCCCGCACAATGGCTCTGGCAAAGCTGAGCAGCAGTTCCCTGAAAAAGTCGATCGCCGCCTGGCCGGCCTGCTCAAACGAGCCCCCAATTGTGATGAGGCTGTCAACGAAAACGTTGCTGGCATCGTTCAGCGCATTAAAGATGGACGCGCCCACCGACTCCATGGTGGCAAGCTCGCCGTTGACCATAGCTGCCGCGTCGGCCGCATTGCGGAGCCCGATGGCCAGGCCCTCGGCACCCTCGGCCGCAGCCACCATGCGCTCGGGGCCAATGCCCCCCGCGGTCACTGGCCCCTGTGCCCCCCGTTCCAACCCAAAGGGGTCCTCGTCCACCGCCGCCTGCTGCTCGGGAGTTAGCGGCCCCACGCCGCCCTCGGTCACCGGCCCCTGCAACGTCCCGGGTTCAGGAAACGTGCGCGCGGCAAGCGCCGCCTGCTGTATCCGCAGGACTTCCCCCAGGGCCTTGGCAGCAATGGGGCTCGTTTGCGCCACGCGCTGCAACTCGGTCACCAGTGCCTGGAACTGCGTGCCCAGTGCCCCAATGCCGTTTTCGCCGGCCAGTTCACGCGCCACCTGCAACAGCGGGGCGATGGCATCCTTGTCCAGGTCCTTAAAGGCGTCGCCCAGGGCTTTTACCTTTTCAACCTGGATTTGCCGCAGGCCCTCCTGTTGAACCTTGAACACCTCGGCCAGCGCGAGCTTGGCCGCGTTGCTGGTTTGTGCCACGCGCTGCAACTCGACCACCAGCGCCTTGAACTGTTTGCTGAGCACGCCAAGGCCGTTTTCGCCGGCCAGGTCCTTGGCCACGGCGACCACCGGGGCAATGGCTTCCTTGTCCAAGTCCTTGAACGCATCGGCCAGGGCTTGCATTTGCTCGGCCGCTGTGCCGGCTGCGGCGCCCGCTTCGCCGATGGGGCCGGCCGGGCTTTCGGCGTTGCGCAGCGCGACCCACTCCTCGCGCGTCTTGTCCAGTGCGCCGGCAAACTCGCGCATCAGTTCTTGCGCGCCGGCAAGTGTGGCCTGGTCGCCACTCAGCTTGGCGCCAAAGGCCACCGCCCCCGCCGTGACAAAGTCGAAAAGCTTGCCCGTGCGGAACAACTGAAAACCCAGTTCCTCGAAGTCGTCTTTGAAAAAGTTGACCGCGGGGATCAGGGCTTCCCGGATAAACTTGGCCATATCGATCAACGACGGCAGCAACGCCTCGGCAACGGCCACCCCAATGCGGCCAAGCTGGCTGCCGATTTGACCCATGACGTCGCCAAACTCGTCGGCGTCCTTGGCAAAGGCGGGGCCAATAGTCAGCCCCAGGCGCTCGGCTTCCTTGTTAAGCGCATCGAAGTTTTGGATGAGCGGCAGCAGTTGCGCGCCGCTGCGCCCCAACAACTGCGTGGCCGCGGCCATGCGTTCGGTGCCGGTTGGCAGCTTGTTGATGGCCACGCCCAGGTCGCGCAGCAGTTCGGTGCCCGACTTTATTTGGCCGCTGGCATCCTTGACGTCGATGTTGAGCCGCTGGAACGATGCAGCGGCTTCCTTGTTGCCACGGCTGGCCGCGACGGCGCGCACCGAAAGGATGCGCAACGCTTGCGACACCTGCCCAAGCGACACGTCCTCTTGCTCGGCGGCAAACTTGAGCCGGCTCAGGGCCTCGACGGATTCACCCGTGCGCAGGCTCATGTTGTGCAGTTCTTCGCCCACGCGGATGGCCTTGGTGACCATGACCGTGGTGGCAATGGCGGTGCCAACAAAGGCGGCGGCGGTCAGGGCGGCGGCACCGCCTGCACCAAGCAAGGCACCGCGCACCAAGGACAGCCCGCCTTGCACGCTCAGGTTGCCCCTGATTAGCTGGTCAACCGCCTTGTTGGCTTGCTTGGCGCCCGCGGTGAACTTGTCCGCGTTCAGGCGCATTTGGGTGTCGATGATGTTAGTGGCTGAAATGCTCACTGCCGAGCCCTCATACGTGCAGCCAACTCCTCACGGCTCAACACCACGCGCTTGACCGGGCCAAACAACTGGCCAAGCTGGCCCATCTGCCGCTCAAGCGCCTCGCCCGTCATGCCCACGCTGCCGCCCTCGCGCATGTCAATGCCCACCGGTTCGCCCTGCTGGGCGCTGCGCATGTGCCGCTTAAAGTGCCGGTGCAGGCGCTCAATCTTCGACGCCTTGACGTATGGGTTGTGGGCAATGGCCAACGCCACCAGCGACTCCTCGGCACGATGGTAGGACACCGCCCGCGCAAAGTATTCCATCTGCGAATAGGTCATGTCCCTTACGGCGCCGTAGTCGAATCCGCCCCGGACAAGTTGGGTGATGACGACGGCCTGCCGGAATGCCCATTCGTCTGCGCGTCGCTCGGGCGAATCACCTCGACGACCGCCCCCTTGACGTGAAAAAAACGGCTCACCACCACCTTGTGCACCTCCCACGCCACATCGGCCAGGGCCAGCACCACGCTGGTCGGCAGTTCCTCCACTTGCTCGACGGTCAGGTTTGTGGCCTCGGCAATGAACCCGTTGGCCATGTCCCAGTAGCTGTTGACCAGGATGGTGGGGTCCACAGTTTCGAGCATGGCCTGGATTTCGGCCTCAGTCTTGGCGGCCGCGTCCAACCGCAGCGCCGGCACGGTGCGGGCTTGCATGGCCACGGCAAAGTACTGCATGACGTAGTGCCGCACGCGCCGGTTGGGCAACTCGTGCACGGTGTACGCCTGCCCGTTGATGGTCACGGGCAGGGGCTCGTTGTAAACAGGGTCACGCACGGTCAACAGGTGCCTCCTTTTTGGTTACGATGCGCAGGCTGCCGCCAACTCCACGATCTGCCCAAAGGGCTCATTGGGGTGTGCGCTGCTGCAATCCAATGCGCGGATGCTGCCCGTGATGGCGGCAAAGTCCTCGCGGCTGAACGTCATGGTGAACTCGCTCAAGATCTGCGCCCGCCAGAACGTGATTTCGTACAGGCGGTCATTGCACTGGAAGGGAATGAGCATGCGGGCGCCAAACTGGTCAACGCAGGTGCCGCCACTCAGCGGGATTTTGCAGCCCTCGGCGATGTTGACCGTGGGCTCGTTCAACAGCACGGCCAGGTTCTTGGTCGTCAGGCTGTTGGTCGTGAAGTTGATGGTGTAGTCCTTGCCGATGGAAAAGATGCCGTCAATCGAGTTATCGAGCCCGCGGCGGTGCTCGATCGTTTGCGGCGTGAACGTGAAGTCGCCTTCTTGGATGTCCCCGACTTCGAACTCGGGCAAGCCCGCCTCTTGCAAAAACAGGCGGAACGTGCCGGTCTTGATGGTCAGGTCCAGGGTTTCGGTGCACAGTGCCGGATCAGGCATGGCCAGCTACCTCCTCTATTGCTCGCATGGAACACACGGCGGCGGTGCCACAAGGCCCCGGCTCAACACCCACCAATCAAATCGCGTACTGATTTGCCACCACTGGTGCTCGTCTACCCATGACAACGGCAGGCTGTCACCCAGGTGGCGCCGCCGCATCACGATGAAGTCGGGGCCGCACGGCTGCCCGGGTGGCGGGGTTTGGTCCCACCCCAAAATACGCACCACGTGGTGGTAAATGTCCATGGCCCACAGGTCGCCACCACCCGCGTGCGTGCCGTCGTCGCGGATGATTTCGCTCTTGGCAAACACGCTGACCCAAAAAATCCATTCCTCAAGGTTGGGGCGGATGCTCCCATTGCGGAATGGGAACTTGCCAAAGCGGCCAAAGGTCACCACCGCGCGCGTGAAGTGCCCCGGTGACCCCTGCTGCTCGCGCCGCACTGCCACCAGCATGTGGCGGTTGGTGGGCTCGTCACACCAGTCATCGGTGCCATGGGTCACCTGCTCCTCGCGGTCAAGCAACGGCCCCAGGCACACGTCACTGGCCAGGGCGTCGTACACCACGGCCATGATCCCGCGGCCAGGGGTGATGCCCGGCACCAACGTGATGGCCATGTCAGGCACCCCACCGCTTGAGCACCGGCACCACGCCATGCTCATTCAGGAACCGGCTCACCTCGGGGAACGTTTCGATAGCGGCCGGCAACAGGTAGCCGCCGTCGGGCAGGTTCTCAATGAACGGCCCGTACACCACAAACGTGCCAACGCCCACCTGCGCGCTGTAGGTGCCGACTTCCAGTAATTGCGTGTTGATCGAGCGCTTGAGGGTGCCAGTCACTACGTGGCCCTTTTCGGTGATGATTTCCTTGGCCCGCGCTTCCACGATGAACCCCGCCTGCATGGCCACTTTGGCCAGCTTGTTGCCTTTCATGTCGGCGATCATCTGGTTGTTCTTTTTCTTGATTTCGCGCAGTATCGCGTTCAGTTGCGCCGGGGTGAAGGCTTTGTACTTGGCCATTAGCGGGGCCACCCCAGTTGCGCCAGCCGCGCGGCGGCCTCGGCGTAGGCGATTTCGGCATTGATGTCGCCAGGGTCACCCGGGTCACCCTGGTGCGTGAAGGCCAACCACCCGCCGACTTGCTCCCAATGGTCAATGGCCTCGGGCACCCCGATCGTCGCGTTCGGTGCGGCCGAGCAGAGGATCGAGAGCACGTTCCGCTGGTCGGTCGCAAACTCGGCCTTGGCAAATGCCCACCGGTCGGGTTGTGTGCCACCGTCCACGTTGGAGTCCCAGGCGTTTTCGAAGTACCAGGGCTTGGGGATGCGCTGGCCGTTTTGTTCCCGGTGCTCGCCGTTCTTGATGGCGTACTGCCCCGCCGGCAGTGCCGTGGCCATTGCGGCGTAAAGGTCCATCATGGCCGTGGTGTGCGTGGTCCACGGGCCACCGTCGCCAAACGCGGTGGTGGTGTCGCCAAAGCTCAGGGCCGTCAGCGGGGGGCCGCTTTCCTGGGTATCGCCGTGGCCCGACTCGGCAAACAGGTTGCTTTCGACCTGGAAGCCTTCGACCTTGAGCCATGCCTGGTCAAGGAACACGCCCTGCACGGGCAGCGGCATGCTCCCCGGGTTGTTGGCCAGGTCGGCCATTTGTTGCACGGCGGCCTGGCGCTCGGCGGGGTCGCACACACCCCAGGGGATTAGTTCATATTGCTGCCCAAGCGGCGAAGCCGAACCGGGGAACAGCGCCACCTGGGTGGCCACCCGCATGCGGCGGTGGCTGGCCGTGCCCAGGAACTGCACGTTGTCGCGCAGCCAGTTGAACCAAGCCGCCAGCGGTGGCGTGAGGCCCCCAAGCTCGGTGCCCGAATACGGGTACGACTGCACGTTGTAGTACCTGAACCACCGTTTGCCCGAGGCCACGGCGTTGGCCAGGGTCAGTAGGTCGGCGGGGTCATCGGTTTGCAGGTTGTACACAAACCCGTCAAAATAGGGTAGCGACTCCCAGCCGGCCAATTGGTCCTGGCCAAAGTGCCGCAGGATAAAGTGCTGTTGTGCGCCACCTGCATCGGCACCCGCGGTGCCGGCAATGGCACTGCCCACGGCGGCGGCGGCCTGGGGGCAGTCCTCAATGATGCGCAGTTCAAACTGGTTGGTCAGCGACCACCCCGCACGCCCCTTGGGGCGCCACACGCTGACCACCTTGTAGCACTGGTGGTTCTTGTCGTCCACAAAGCGGTCGCCGTACATGATGGTGCGCCCGTTGTGCGACGGGTTGCCCAGGGCGCGGAACGCCTGGGGGTCGGCCAACACCTCGCCCGTTTCTTCGCGCTGGCGGCGGCGGTGCGTATCAGGCCACAGGCGCACGTGGTAACGGGGGATGATCGTTTCGTAGTCGGCAAAGCTCCCGCCCATGAAGTCCCGGTTGCGGTGCCGCCGCTCAACCCGCACCACGCGGTCAAACAGGCGGCTACGGCTGGTGCGGGTGAGTGCCATGGCTAGGCCGTGGCGGCCTCCACTTGCCGCGTGAAGTCGTGCAGGATGGCGTCAATGCCGGGGTAACCGGTGCCCGCGTTAGCGGTGACGTTCTGCCACACCTTGCGCAGGGTGTAGCTGCGGTCCCCGGGCATGGCCTCGGCCTCAAACTCGGCGCTTGGCAATTCGCGCGCGTCGTCGCAGCGCATGGCTTCGCGGATCAGCGCGCCCAGGGCGGCCTTGATGGGCCGCGGCACCACGTCGTAAAGGCCCCAGTCGCCGGTGATCTGGATGTTTTGGGTGCCCGCAGGCCACACCCCACAACACCCCGGGGTGCGCCAGGGCCGCGCGTACCGTTGGCTGCCCGGCACCACGTTGCCCAAGGCCAAAAAGGTGCGGCTCCTCGTGATGCGGATAAGGCACGGGTCAATGGCCGTGCCCGTGTCGTCACAACCGGGGGTGCACCCCAGTATGCGCGCCGCGCTGACGCGCAGGATGGGGTCAGCAATGGGCAGCACCGCCCGGCCGCTGCCATCAAAGGTGCGGGCCTCGGTCAGCGGCAAAAAGTTGCGGCCGGTTTTGTTTTCAAAAATGTCCTGGCCCAGCAACAACTGGTATTCAAGGTCCGCCGGGGTGGCCTCGGTGTCGTCGGGCAAGAACTCCAACAACTCGTCGGTGGTCATGTAGAAAGCACCGGGCAGCACAGCCGAAAATGGCAGCACCAAAAAGTGGAACTCAAACTGCTCCTCGGCCATGCCCGACAAGGCCGTGGCGTACCAACGGTCAAAATGCACGGTGGGCGGCTCGTCGTTGGGCGTAAACCAATCGACGTAAAAGGTCCCCAGCGACTCGCGCACGATGCTGGCGCCGGTGAAAGTGGCGAGCACCACGCTGTCGTTGGAGCGGATTTCCACCTGGCGCACCTGGAACGGGTCGATCAGCGATCCCGCCTTGCGGAAGATCGCCCGCAGCCGCACCGTGTGGCCCTGCTGGGCGGCACCGCGTTCAACTGCCATCTTGATCGTTCTCCTCGGTGGGCGGTGACGTTGGCCAGGGGGGCCGGCCGGCGGCGGCCTTGTTGCTGACTAGCAAGCCCATGGCAAACACCCCAGCCAAAAACCCGAGCGCAATGCCCGCAATGATCAGCACGGCGCAGTTCAACCGGGCACCGCCTCAAAGTCATCCGCCGTCGCGCCACCCCCACCCCCAGTGCAGGGCGGGTCGCAGGCTTCGACGTGGCTGCGCATGCGCCCACCATTGAGGGTGGCCGGCAGCCGGGCCTGGATGTCATCGGTGTCGGCATTGATGGCGGCGGCTGCCAACTCCAACGTGCCGGCCCCGGTGGTGGCGGCCACGACGCCCGTAACCCCCAGGGCCTGGCGGATTTGTTCGCGCTCGGAGCCAGTCCAGTCGGTGCCCCCGCCACCGGTCGATGCGTTGTCCAGGGCCTCGCCGGTGCTGCCGACATCCAGGTGGTTGGCCAGGGGGGCATCCCACACGGTGTCCTCAAGCTCGGTGGCAAAGGTGGCGTCCGTAGCGGCGGCCGTGATGGCACCGGCGGCAAAGGATGGCGCGGTGATGCCACCGGCAGCGACCGAGCCCACGCTGCCCACCACGTTGCCACCGACGTTGCCCACGACTGAGCCGGTGCTGCCCACCACGTTGCCGCCCACGTTGCCCACCACCGAACCCACCGAGCCCACCACGGAACCCACCGAACCGCCCACGTTGCCCGTGACTGAGCCAACGCTGCCGGTCACGTTGCCCTGCACACTGGCAACGCCCTCGCCAAAGCTGCCCGCAAGCACGTGGCCTGCACGCAGTTCATCCCAAACGGCATCGGCAATGGCAGCAGGGGTGGCCCCACCCGCGGCGGCATTGTTCAGGGCTTCGCCGGTGCTGCCCACCACCAGGTGGCCGGCAATGGGCTCGTCCCACACCTGGTCCGTGGTGGCCGCGGCGATTTCGTTGACGGCATCAGTGGCCAGGGCATCCGCATCAATGGCATTGGTGGCCACGGCTGCCGCATCAATGGCACCGGCGGCAAAGGATGGCGCGGTGATGCCACCAGCGGCCACGCTGCCGACCGAGCCCACCACGTTGCCGTTGACGTTGCCCACCACGTTGCCACCCAGGTTGCCAACGACACTGCCCACGCTCCCGACCACGTTGCCACCAACGTTGCCGGTGACCGAACCCACGCTACCGGTGACGTTGCCCTGCACGCTGGCCACGCCCTCACCAAAAGAGCCAGCCACCACATGCCCAGCGCGTAGCTCATCCCACACGGCATCGGCGATCGCGGCCGGGGTGGCACCGCCGGCTGCGGCGTCGTTGAGCGCTTCGCCGGTGCTGCCGGCATCCAGGTGGTTGGCCAGGGTGGCATCCCACACGGTGTCCTCAAGCTCGGTGGTAAAGGTGGCGTCCGTGCTCGCCGCAGTCAGGCCACCAGGTGCAATGGACCCCACGCTGCCCACAACATTGCCGCCCACGTTGCCGGTGACGCTGCCCACTGAGCCCACCACGTTGCCACCCACGTTGCCCACCACCGACCCTGTGCTGCCCACCACGTTGCCCGTGACGTTGCCCTGGACGCTCGCCACCCCCTCGCCAAAGGAGCCAGCGACGACGTGCCCCGCACGCAGTTCATCCCAAACGGCGTCCGCGATCGCCGCGGGGGTCGCCCCGCCGCCCGCGTTGTCGAGCGCTTCGCCGGTGGAGCCTGCGGATAGGTGGCCGGCAATGGGTTCATCCCACACCTGGTCAGTCGTAGCCGCGGCGATTTCGTTGACGGCGTCGGTAGCGATTGCGTCGGCCGTGATTGCTTCCGTCGCCAGCGAAGCATCCGTGATGCCATCGGTGTGCACGGCCACGCGGCCAGCATGGAACAGCGCGTAGATAGAGGACGACGTTGGGGTGCTAATCCAGTTGGGCTCAATCGTGGCCACGCGCGTTGAACCCACATAGTCGGTAATGACGCGCGACTGCCCAACACCTGAGCCACCAATGATGGCTACCACCAGGCCGGTGTACATGTCGTCGGTCGTTGACGCCGCCGACGCCAGCGTGATGCTCCCTGCTGCACCTGCCTGCGCATTGGCCGAGGCAAGCGCGCCCTCGGGGCCAATGCGGAACGAGTACATCGCATGGCTCACGATGCTGGATACCGTGGCCGTGATGTAAACCAGGTAATCCTTCTGGAACTCGTACCCCGTGGCCTCGGCCAGCGTCACCTGCTCGCTGTAAAGGCCATCGGTCGTGCTTGCGTCCAGCAGCGCCATGCTGGTGCTGGTGACGATTTCGGTGGCGTTTTCCTCCTCGTAAATGATGTACGTGGGCGCACTATCCGCGTCGTTGCGTGCCCCGGTGGCCAGGCTGGTGGCGGCATAAAAGGTCAGCAGGTCCCCAACGCGGCGGTAGCCCAGGTTGCTGTTGCCAATGATGCGCAGGTGCGGCTGCTGCTGCGCAGCAATGCGCCGCGCCAGCCGGTCAATCCACTTGTTGAGCAGCAGGTTCAGCATCAGGCCACCTTGAGCAACGGGCCTTCGACAAGCCCCAGCGCCGACACCGACTCAACCACGGCGGGGTTGAGCATGACCGCACCGCGGGAAAGCGCGACGTAAAGCCACATCTGCGTGGTCTCGATATCGGGCGCCGCGTCCACCGCGCGCTTGCCGATCTGCGCCCCGGCGAGCTTGGCGTAGGTCAGGTGCAACCCCGCCGTTTGCGGGTCTGTTTGGGCAACGAGCGGCAGCAGTGGTGCCACGTCGCCGTTGGTGCGGAACGTGGTGTCGTTGTGCGTAATGTCGGCCGCATCTTCGAGCAACGTGCCCGATGCTTGGCTCTTGAACCGCCGCCGCCACGATTCGGACGCGGCCGTAGCGGCACGGCTCCGTGACCAGACACCCGCAAACTTGACCAGCTCATGCGAGAAGGCAAAGTTGAACGGTTCGATGTTCACGTCCAACCGGTCGCCGTTGGCGTCGAGGATCGCGAGCGTCACCCCCTCGTCAGGAACAGCCTCGTCAATCGCCGACCAGTCGCCAGCCGAGCACTCGTTAAAGTCCCCAGCGGCATTGGGCCGCAGCGCGGGGATGAACGTTTCCTGTGGGATAACGTTGTTGGTGGTGCCCGCGGAATTGTTCACCACGCAGTCGTCAAAGTAGACTTCGCCGGTTACGTTCGTCGCGTCGATCTTGAACATCCCGAGGCGGATGCGCGCCGTCGCCTGGCCCGCATTGCCGGTGCCGGTAATGACGGGCAACAACGCCTGCCCCTGCTCGCACAGGTAAACGGTCAGTGCACCGGTTGACGGCGCATACGCAACGCCGATCCAGTACCACGTGTCCGTGGCAAGTGCCGGCCCGTCGCTGCCCACCTGGGCCTGCGTGTCCTCGCGGTAGAGCTTGATCACCCCCGCCGTGGTGATGCGGATTGAATGCACGCCAATCAACGTATTCATGATGAAAAAGAAAACCGTCTCGGCGTCCGGGAGCACCGCCCAGCGCACAGCGGTGAACATGTACCAGTCGGTCCCGGTGTTGCCGGCGACGCCGAACTGGTGCTGGAAATAGCTTGTCGCCGCGACCGGATGTAAAACCCGCACGCTCCGGATCCCGTAGTCGCCGGCCCCTGCCGCAGTGCCCGAGCCATGAGTCGGCGTCGCGACACTCGACACCCCGGCGCCGGTGATCGCGTCGTATTCATACCCATTCGTTGCCGTCGTCGTCTCAAACCCGCAGTGCCAAACGTTGGCCATTAGAACTGCTCCCCAGCAACCTGTGCCCGTGTCAGGTTGAGCAGCGGCTGGCAAGTGGGGTGCTCGGTCGGCAGGTCCCGTTCAAGCAAGTCGGCAAGCGCGACCTCGTGGACCGCGGCAGCGACCTGGGCAAACTTTGCCGCGAGGAGCGTGCGCCATTGCCCAAACGGTCCGGCAAGGATTTGCTGGATTGGCGTCCTTATCCAGTGGCGCATTTCCTCCTCCACGATTTCGTTTGGCTGGCGCAGGGCTTCGATGCTTTCGCGGCTGCTCAGGTGCAGGGCCTGGCACTCGGGGTCCGCAATCAGGGTGTCATCGGTCAGCACCACCTGGGCATCATCGAGCGCGGCGTGGTGGGCACCCGTGATGAAGTGCGCGAACAGGTTTTCAAGGGCTGCCTGCCGAAAGGCCGCCGCGTAGCGGATGCCCTGGCCGGCCAACTCGTCGGCCGTGGCATCCAGGTCCGCGCGCACGGTGCGACCGAACACCCACTGCTCGCCGATTTCTTTCAGGGGCCCAGGCAACACCAGGTCGCCGGCATTGAACATCTGCTGCCCGGCCACCCCGCCGACCCCGTGGAGCGGCATCATCCCTGGGTCTCCGCAATGGCACCCACCACCTGCACCGCCGCAGTGCTCGCCGCCACCCACAGGGGCCAGGGCACCGTGCCATCAAAAAGGCGGTTGAACCCCAGTTCCACCACGTTGCCCTTGACCATGACGCCCGGCATGGGCAGGCCAAGGCCAGCCATGGGGCGGTAGGCCACCAGGTGGATGGCCCCACCGCCGTAGCTCGTGCCCAGGGTGAGGGACTGCACACTGCGCACCCCACCGTCGCCGCCCTGCAAGGCAAAGGGCACAAAGGTGCCGAGCACCGCAGTGGCGGGGAAGCTCGCCAGCGTGGCCGTGCGCCCTGCGACGCCGTTGCTGTTGGTGTACCCCAGGGTGGTGTTGGTGATCGCCCCCCCATTGGTGGTGGCGGCACTGACCTCGATGCCCACCAACACCCCATCACCATCGGCCGTGCCCAGGCGGTCGCGCGGCGGCAGGGCCACGCTGTTGATGGCCTGTGCCCCCGTGGTCGTGACCGCAATGCCGCTGTTGTGCCACAGCCGGTCCCACACCAGGAGGCTGCCCACCTGGTTGGCCACGGCTTCGAATTGCGCCAGGTAGGTTTGCTGCAAGACGGGGGCATCTTGGTGGGGGATCTGCCCGCCGTAGCTCGTCAGCGCCACCCCGGCCAGCCCAGGCGTGGGGGCCACCCCAGCCCCTGGCCGGCCGGGGGTGTAGAGCAGGCTGTGGATGATGCCGGCCGCTTCGAGCGTGCCAGTGGTTTTCAGCAAGTCCTGCCGGGCCAGCATGCCCGCGATGACCCCGTGCAGCGTGCGGATGGGCATGCGCTAAACTCCTGCCAACATGTGATTTGCCGGGTGTTCCACGTGGAACACCGGCTGCCGGAACGCCACCGGCTGCCCGTGGCGCACGTTGTTGCCGGCCCGATTGTCGGCATACGGGGGTGGGTTTTCAGCCATCCACAGGGCCTCGGCAAACACGGCCTCAGGCGTGATGGCCTTGGCGCACTCGGCATCGCGCGCCTGGGCGCCGCAGGTGGGCGCGTGGTAACACGGGGCACAGGGGATGCCAGCGTAAAAGGTCCGCACGTGGCGATAGCCCGCGCTGCGCACTTCGGGCGGCACCATGGTGAAGTACCCAATGGTGGGCACGCCCAGGGCCTCACCCAGGTGGAACGTGCCCGTATCGGGCGCCACCACCACCTGGCACGCGGCCATGACCGCGCACAGGTCCAGCAAGGTCAGCCGGCCCGTCAGGTTGATGGCCCGCGCCGCGGCCAGCGGGTGGCTCATGGTGTAGCCGCGGTCGTCCAGGATGGCCGCCCGCCACCCGTGGTCATGCACCAGGGCGGCCAGGCGCTCGACGTAACTGGTCGGCCAGTTGCGGTAGCCCCCGGCGCTGTGGCTGTTGTTGACGATGCCCACCACGGGGCGTTCGCTGTTGAGGATGGCCCGCCCCCGGGCAGCGTCGGCCAGGCCCGGGCGCACAATGCCGTGCAGCGTGCGGTCGGCCAGGGGGGCATCACGCCCGAGCAGGTGCTCGATAAACACGCCGATGCGCTCCTTGCGCTCACGGCGCTCGCGCTCGCTGTACCCCCGCAGGTCAATCACCCAGTTTTGGCGGCCGTGCAGGTTGCCGGTTTGGTCCACCGCCGCCAGCCAGGGCTGCCCTTGGAACAGGGGCACAAAGTCCGCCCCGGTGTAGTAGCCAAACCGCAGCCTGGGGTAGCGCACCGCTGCCGCCCGCACCGCCACCGCGGCCATGAGCACATCGCCCAGGCCCCCGGTGCGCAGCACCGGCACCAGCGTGCCCTCAGGCGCGCGCCGCAGGTAGGCCGGGTTGATGGCGTTGAACTCCTGCGTGGGGTCGGCAAAGTCGCCCAAGGCCAGGAGCCGCAGGTAATCGCCATCGTTCACCTGCTGGGGCTCGCCCCGGCGGTAAACCCGTTGGCCGTCTACAAAGGTTAACGCGCGTGTGAGCACGACAGTCGGCACGGCAGCGTTTTCTCCCGGGTGGCGTGGCCCCCAGTTAGGTGCCTGGGCCGGTGGCCAGGCGCCGCGCGCATGGTGGGTGGTGGCGCGGCGCCTGGACCCTCGACCACAGGGGGGCGAGGCAATGCAAGTGGGTGGCGAGTAGGGTGCCCCCGCCGTCACGTGACGGCGGGGGCCAGGTCAGTTAGGTGCCGCAGGGCACGCAGGCAAAGCACCGCCCGTCGGGCAGCGGCACCACGCTGCACGTGCTCGTACCGCAGCTTGAGAGCGTGATGCAGTCGAGCAGGCTGGTGGCATCCTCGTTCAGCACCAGGAAGTCCACCCGCAGCGTGTAGATGAACCACGTTAGGTGGTTGCACCCGTCACGCCACCGCTCGAAGGTGATGTTCTTTTCCACGCCAAAGATCAGGTTGCTGGGCACCGTTTCAAAGGCAAACGTGCCGTTGGCGCTGGGCAACGACTGGCACCCGCACCGCTGGATGTTGGTGGGGATGAGCGGGACCAACTCAATCGGCACGCTCTGGTGCCGCATCGGCGTCGGCCCGAGCAGTGCGGTGTCGCCGAGCGGCGTTTCGCGGTTCTTGTGTAGCTCGGCATAGTCCTCGTACAGGTCCGGGTGCATGAAGATCCGGCGCCGCTCGGGGTTGACGCGGAACTTCGGCGGGAGCGCACGGGACAGGCAGTTGAGCGCGTGGAAGCTGAGCGTGCCGCCCAGCCCTTGCGCGTTGACTACGTGCCCCTGCTGCAACTGGCGGTAGATGTTGTCACGCGCGTGCATGACCTCATCGACCACGCGGGCCGGGGCTGGGGGGCTGACCTCGGCGCTGTAGCTGCCGTTGGTATTGCCCATGATGCCGAACAATTCCAACTCGTTGTTGATGGCATCGCCCACCATGCGGTTCAACTGCTGCTCGATCTGGGCGCCGGTCAGGTTGTCCTGCAACTCGTCGTCGCACAGGTAGAACTTGGCGTCGATGCTGGTGGTGCTCAGGCACTTGTTGGTGTTGTTGATGGTCACCGACTCGTCGCACCCGCTGTTGCACACCGCCAGGCGCAGCACGCCACCGGGCAAACCAAGGAAACGGATGGTTTGCTCGTTGGTGTCCATGGGCTCAAGCGTCATCATGCGCAGGAGGCGCGACTCATCAATGACGTAGTCAATGAGCGTTTCGGCTTCCTCGGGCTGGAACAAGCATGGCGCCGATTCGCGCATGAGAAACTTGATTTGATCGTACTTGCTCAGCGGCCGCCCTTCGGCGATCTCGGGCGCGCCGAGCAAGCTGTGTCCTAACGTCATCAGTGACACTGGGCTTTCTCCCCCTTACAGGCGCGCCAACGCGCGGCGATGGTGGATGTGCTGGCACACGGTCCCTGTGTCCTGGCTCAGGAACGATGCACCCGTCAAGCACTTGACGCAGCCCTCGGGCGCGGCAAGTGCAGCCGGCAGGTCAATGGCCGTCAACCGGCCCGCTGCCTTTTCGCCCGCCGCCGGCACCGGGGTGCGCGTGGCGTGCAAGAACTCGCCAAGGCCCTTGGTCGAAAAGCACGGCCATGCGGTCGGGCCTTCGGCCAACAACTCGGCGTAACACTTGGCCAACCAGGTCAGCAGCGGCTCGTTCTTAGCAATCGAACGGTCGGCCCCGGTCAGGCGCAGTTCGGTATTGAGCTTGGGCTCGGCCTTGGGCTTGGGTGGCACCCGCGTCCACGGCACATCAATCCACGGGGTCAACGGCATTGGGTCGGCTCCTTTTACTGGCGGACGTACCGCCCCACGCCCATGGATTCAATGGCCGCCTCACGGTCGGCACGGCTGATCGGCATACCACCAAACAGGGTGCTGGGCACCGTGGGGCCACCGGCCCCCTGCGTGGCCTTGGCGCCAAAGCGGCGCGCCGCGATCGGCTCCGGCGGGGTGCTCACCCGCTTGGCCGGCTCGGTGGCTGGCGCACTGCCACCACCGGCGCCCAGGGCCTCAAGGATGCGGTTGACCGCGGGCACAATCTGGTTGACCGCCGACTCGACGGCCGACATGCGGGCCTCCATCGGGTCGCCACCCTGCGCGGCATCCGGGGGCGGGGGCTCGTCCTTTTGCCCCACGGCCTTGCCCGGTGCCGCAAGGGCTGGGGCCGCGGCCGGCTTGGGCTCGGCCTCGTCCTCGTCAATCACTGCCGGGTCAATGCCCATGGCGCGGGCCATCAACCGGCGGTCGGCCGCCTGTGCTTGCAGCAGCGCGTCAAACGCATAGCGCAGGTCGGCGCTGCTCTTTTCCTGTGCTTGCATGACCCCCTCCACGGTTTTTTGTAGGTAGCGCAGTTCCTTGGCCAGCACCTGCGCGCCCGGCTTGCGGTCGTTCTCGCCAAAAATGGCCTTCACCTTGTCGAGCCAATGGCTCTTGCCCTTGAGCGCCATGCTCGGCCCCGTGTCCCGGTAACCAAGGCTCTTGGCCGCCCCCGCCACCAGTTGCTCAGCCGTGGTGCCCGTTGGCACCAGCGCCAAGGTGGGGTCCCACACGGCACCCCAGTCGGTCAGCACCGCCTTGCTGGTTTCGGCCGCCTGCTCGGGCGTGAGGCCCAAGCTGGTGCCAATGGCCACCAGGTCGTCGCCATCCACCTTGTCGCCAATGCTTGGCATGTCGATGGCCGCACCCAGTTCGGGCACGGGCGGGGTGCCGGTCGTCACGCTCATGGTTATGTCCTTTCCCATTCCGGCACCGCTCGCGGTGCACATGGCAAACCCAACCGATTTTGGGTCGGCGTCGGGGTCATCGGGCACCACGGTGCCGTCCTCAATCTTGGCAACGATGTCCTGCACGCACTGGTCGAACGCCTCGGGGTCGGCCCCCTCGGGCGTGGCCTTGGCGTGGGCATAGTCGTGCGCAAAGTTGTGCCCTGCGTAGTCGGGCTCAAGCGCACGGCGCAGGTTGTGGTCCTCGTCGGTGCCGCCCTCGCAACTCGTGGGTGTCGGCATGTCATCACGGGCCAGGCACGCGGTGTACCCACTCACGGGGGGCTTGTCGAAACCCATGCCCTTGAAAGCGGTAAACTCGCGCGCCGTGGCGGGCTGGTCCACGCCACTCACCTCGCCCACACGGCCGTCCAGGATCTCCTCGGCCAGAATGACCTCATCCGCGGCGGCCTCAATGTCGCTGAACAACAGGCGCGGCAGGGGCATTTACGCGGCCTCCTTGATGGGCACCACCGTCCAGTCACCACCCATGCTGAACCCGCGGATGCGCCCCGCCTCAACGTCGGGCCACACACTTGGGTGCCACCGGGTGCCGATCATCCACGAGCCGTAAGGCTCCTTGGGGTTGCCACGGGACTTGACCAGCCACGACTCGACGATTTCGCCCACCGGGTCGCCGGTGGCGGTGTAAAGCGTGCGGTGCATGACCTTGGCGCGGCCCTCGTGCGCGGCCATGAACCGGTGCGCCATCTTCCGCACTTCGCGCTCGGTGGCGTACTGCCCTTGCAGGTCAAACTCAAACGGCGTGTACACGACGCCGTAGGTGGTGCGTTCCTTTGCGTCCTTGGCCTTGCTGACAAACTTGAAAATGGGGTCACGCACGCTGGCGGCCAAGTCCACGTCGGCCATGCCCACCCGCCAAACCAACTCCCAGTTGCGGTGCACCCAACTGACGGCACCACCGCCGTGCGGCTGGTCGCCGGCCACGGCATAGGGCACCCACACGCCAATGATGTTCTTGCGGCCATTGGGCCGGGTGGTGCCCGTGACCACCACCACGCCCTCGGTGCCCGGCACTGGGCGGTTTTCGATGCGCTCGTGGTGCAGTTCGGCATCGCGCCATTTGAGGAGCGCGGGGACGAAGTAGCGACCCCCGTCACTGCTGGCGACGATGAAAATGGGTGGCCCCTTGGCCAACTGCAACCGGGGGGCAGGGGCGGGGGCGCGTTTGGCGGGCTTGACCAGGTCGTACTGCTGGGCCACCCCACGCCAGGCGAGCATGTCGGCGTAGTCCTCAAGCGGGCGGCCGGACTTGGTGTTGCCCCCGCCCTGGGCACGGCGGTGCGCCACAAACCGCAGGTAACTCGTGCGCATGCGGTCGTAGATTTCGCGCGCCTCGGGGGGCAGGGCATCAGCCTTGCGCTCGTCCAGGGCGCGGCTGACCACCAGGTGCACGTCCTCGGTGGTGTCGGGGGGGGCCGGGGCACTCTTTGCCCCCCCCTGCACGGCACGCTTTTCGGGCACGGCCACCTCGGGCGCGGGCTCCTCGTGCTCGGTTTCGCCCACCGGGGGGCCAGTCATGGCCTCGGTGCCATCGGGCAGCAGGACGGTGTGGGTGTGCACGTCCACTTGCTTGACCGGCATCGCCACCCCCCACGGGCAAAAAGAAACGCAGCCCGGCCCCACCTCGCGGTGGAACAGGGCTGCGTGAGCCGCGAAAACCGATTTACCTGCGCCCTACATATCAGTGGGCAACGGGCGTGTCAAGTGTTTTTTCCGTTTTGGTTGCGGCCCCCGATGGGGCTGTGCGTGTAGCGCTGCTCGCCGCACCTGCGGCACCACAGGGCCACGACCCCCGCCCCCGCGGGAATGAGCCTAACGTCGGGCGCGTTGGGCAGCGTCAACACGCCAGGCTCGGGGGGCGGGGGGGGCCGGTCGGGCGGCAGCATCACCCAGTCGCCGTGCATCCGCTCGGTATAGGCCAGCAGCTTGTGGCACTTGTGGCACCGCACCTCGATGTACGGCCGGCCCGAAGGGGCAATCGGCCGCTCTTTGGGCTCGCCGTCCCGCTGCTGTATTTCGCGGCGCTGTTCCTCCCACCGCTTGCGCCCCAGCCGCACACGCACCTGCCTCCGGTTACTCGGGTTCGTCCCCAGCTTCCTCGGCGGCACGGCGCTCGGCGATGCGCTCCTTGCTGAACTGGTCCGGGTCGTTGTCGCCGTTCCATACCGCGCGGTCATTGAACACCTGCTCAGCCACCACCACCGCTTGATGCGCGCACCGGCAGTTGCATATCTCCTCGGCCGGCCCGTCCGCGTCGCCGGGGTACATCAGCAGGCTTTCGCCCACCTCAAACGGCTCGTCAATCGGCACCAGTTGCCCGTGCGCGTCAAAATGGGTGGGGCGCTCCTTGCCGTCGAGCGTGGTCAGCCACCGTTTCCACTCCACCCCGCTGGCCGCGTAGGTGGTCCACTGCGCCTCCTCGGTCACGGTCAAGCTTTCGGTGCGGGCAATGCGCTCGGCCCGCCCCTGGCTCAGCCAATCAAACTCCTGCGCCAACGTTTTGGCCACCGTCAGCGGGTTCTCGCCATCCAGGTAGAACTCCTGGGCAATGGTGGTGATGATGCGGTCAAACACGTCGTCGGCCACGTTGCCGGCCAGCATGTTGGCCCGCCCTTGCAGGGCCTCGGCAATTGCCGGGCTGCGCAGGTCAAACCCACCGCGCACACCCAGGGACAACCGGGCGGCACGGCCACCCAGGTCGAACAGGTCGTGGTAGTCGGCGTCCAGGGTACTGGCCAGGCCCAACTCAAAGGCATCAATGGGGTCTTCTATCAACTCGGCTAAAAACCCCAGGGCCTCGCGGCTGAACACCTGCCGCAGGTCCTTGGCAGCATCGGCCCCAAGGCGGGTGCCCCCACGGCCAGTGGGTGTGGGGCGCCGTTGCTTTTCCTCGCGCCTGCGGTCGTCCTCCCTGGTGTCAAGATACTTGGCAGCATCGGCAGCCAGGCGGTCCAGGGCGCCGGCCTCGCGCAGGGCGGCCATGACGGCTGCGGCCAGGGCCTTGCTGTCGGCGGCAATGGCCTGGCGCAGGTGCCGCTCGGCGGTGGTGAGTGGCACCCCGCGCCGCAATTGGCCACGCGCGGTGCCCAACCCGGGTGCCTTGCCCAGGCTCGTGGGCCGGGTGGTGTACTCAGCCGGGGCGACCTTGGCCATTGTCATGGCCCCACGTTCCCCCTGCTGGCCTCGTCACGCCGCCGCGATTCCTCAAGCTCAAGCTCGGTGCGCATTATCGGAAACAGGTACTGCTGGATAAACTTGTCGATCATCGCCCGGCCAGCCTCGGCGTACCCTTGGTCAATGGCCGCCCCTTTGTAGGGAGTCGAACCCAGCAGCGCATCCTCATCTATGTCAACGCGCTCCTCGTAAACAAGCGGGCCACGCTCAATGCGCACCGTCATGCGTGCTTTCATTGCACGGGGTGACCTTTGGTAATCACTGGCGCGCTTGCTTTGGCAGTTGGCTGGTGGCCAGGGCTGCGGCCTCGTCGCCCTTGCGCGGCTGCCACGCCAGGTTGCCGTCCTCCAACTTGATCACCTTGCCCATGCCGCGGCGCTCCCACCGCTCCCACACCGCCAGGTACAGCTTGACCTGCAACGCCCGCGTGAAACGGAACTCGCCATGATCGGCCATGAAGTACCGGGCGCAGTCCATCACGGCATCGGCATGGCCCCGGTCGCCACCGGCATGGGGTGGCGTGAGCGCCAAGAACCAACCACAGCCGCGGTAACGGCCAAACCAAGGCGGCTTGTCAGCCTTGCACAGGAGCACCCCGGCACCCATGGGCACGCGGTGCGTGGCCGCGCACTTGGGGCAGGTGATCGCCATGATTTGCGCGGGCGCGGGCCGCGGTGGTGGGGGTGGCACCTGGTCGGCCGGCACAAAGCGCCGGTGCTTGCTGGGGTCGGGCGGCAGCCCACCCATGACGCTCATGGCTGCGCTCCGTTGGTGGGCAGCAGGCCAAACCGCTGCCGCGCGCGGTCAAACCGGCTTTGCTGCGCCTGGGGCATGGGCCGTGGGGTGCGCATGGCGCCCACGTCGGCCGCGGCAGGTGGGCGGGGCAGGCCCGGGCGTTGCCCGGTCAACGTCGAGATGAGCCCGGGGGCCGCAGCACCGGAGCCACCCAACGGAGAAACCTGCCCCGCTGCCGCCAACTCGGCCGCAATCAACTGCACCAACCGCCACGGCATGGTGGCGTACTGGTGCTCCTCGGGCGGGAAGTCCTGGTCCTTCACAATGCGGCTCAACCAGGCGCGGCCCTCGTTCACGCTGATGTCGCCCACGGCGCTGGCCGCCGTGTAGCTGGCGATTTCGGCATGCTCGTCAATGATGTCCAGTTCGGCGTAGCGGTAACGCACCAGGTCGTACCCGCCTTGGTCGAGGATCAGGTCCCAAAACGCCTCGGCTTGCCGTTGCGGGGGCTCAACCTGGGCCCGCTTGTACCGCTCGGCCTGGTTTTCGCCGGTGCCGCTGCCCAGGTGGGCCGTTTCGATGATGCCGATTTGACTGGGCGGCATGCGGTACACGCGCAGGATGGTGTCGGTGTTGTCGTGCTGAAAGTTGCCCCACTCCTGGTCCCTGGGCACACCGCCAATCGTTTCGAACGTGACCTCAATCTCGCCCGTGGGCAGGCGCAACACCAGCGTACGGTGGTCCTCGCCCTCAAGCAGGTACTTCATGTGGTCTTTGATGACGTTGACCACCGAGTCCATTTCGGCCTTGTTCTTGCCCCACACCGAACTGCTGGCCTTGACCATGCACACGTAGTCGGGGATGCCCCGGTTGACAAAGAAACGCACGTTGCGATTGCTGGCAAAAATGTTGCCGCAGACCGCATTGAACGCCGACACAATGGGCGGCACCCCGTAGTACCGCTCGGCCGGGTGATAGCGGTGGAAATCGGCCAGTTCGCTTTTGAGGCTGCCCACGGGTTGGTTGCTGTAGCCGTACTCCTCGGGGCTCACCCGATCGCGGTCGGTGGGGGCTACCCCAAACCGGCGGAAGTAGGCCATCGGCCGGTTCATGTCGTCCACCTGCACGTACCGCCCACCCTGCGCGTGGCGCCGCACCAGGTAACCGGGCACGTGAATCAGGCGGCTGGGCCGGCCGGTGGGTTCACGCACCACTTCGGCATAGGCGTTGCCCATGCTCAGCCGGTCCATGAAGAGGCGGTTGGAAAACTCGGTCACGCTGATGGGCTCGTCATCGAACCCGCGCGTAAGGCTGTCGAGCCAGCCGCGGGCCTCGGTCGCCTGGGCCTTGGCGGCAGCGTCCATCAGCACCTCGCCACGCAGCGTGCTGTAGCTCTTGCCCCGGTCCACCAGCAGCCAGTCGCCGGCAATGTCCACGGCCATTTGATCGACCACGGCAAAGTAGTCAGGCGACAGGTACAAGAGGAAGGCCAGCCGGTGCAGGTCAAACGGCGGGTCCACGTAGTCGCCCGAGGCACCGTACCGGCCACCGCGGCGGGCAACGTCGGTGTCCCGGCTGGCGCGGCCTGCGGGCTCGTCCTCGGCCTTTTGGCGTCGGGCTTCTTGCTGGGCCTCGTGCACGCGGTCCATCAGGCCAGCACTGCGGATGCCCATGAGCCCGTGGTTGAGCCACCCGGGTTGCCATGGGCCTTGTTGGGCCTGCGTGGGGGCAGCGCGCAGGGTTACCGACTCGGCCCCAAATGATTCGGCTACGGTGGCCGTGGGCTCGGGCACGGGGCCGATGGCCATGCTGAGCACCGGGTTGTCAGCCATTGGTGGGCACCTTGGCCGGCGGTGCGTCCAGCACGTGGCGGAAAATGTCGGGCCAGGCGTCGCGCAAGGCGGCCTCGGGGTCAATCACCAGCAACAGGTGGTCAATGGTGCAAGCCTGCCCAAACTTGTCGCGGTCACGGGCCGTGATGCGGATGGCCCCCCGGCCACCTGCCACCCGCACCCAACCCGGGGGCGGGGTCGTGATGTACTCGCCCTCGCCGTTCTCAGGCACCAGCACGTCCACCGTGTAACTGCGTCCCAGCTTGGGCACCCTGTGCACCTCCGGCGCTTTGGCTCTGGCCTCAGCGGCGTTGTGGGTTCTTGGTCGGCACGCGCTCCTCAATCGGGTCGGGCACGTGCACCGGCATGCCCTGGCCATCGGGCGTGCCCATGCTCAGCGGGCCGGTGCGCTGGGCCACCTTGGCTTGCGGCCCCCGGGGTTGGCGCTTGGCCCGCTCAGCCGGCGGGGGTAGCTCCGGCACGCTGGCCCGCGTGACCGGCATGGCGGTGTAATCCACCTCGTCGCCCGGCAAGCCCGCCACGTCGTACTGCGGCGGCTCGGCCGGCCATGCCCCCAGCGGCTTGGGTTGTGCCAGGTGCCCCGTGAACAGGGCATCACGCTGTGGCCCCTGCGGCCCCGTGCGCTGTGGCGGCAACCCGCCGTTGGTGGGCGGGTAGTGCACTTCGATGGCCCGGGCCTGCCCCTCGGCCAGCCGCGCAAAAGCCCGCATGGTTTGCCCCGTCACCGCAAATGAGCCGGGGAACAGCACCACCGCACTGGGGTCACGGAACACCACCGGGGCCAGGCCCACGCGGAACATGGCGTCCTCAAGCGGGGTCATGTCCTCACCCCCCACCACGAGCACGGGGGCATCGGGGTTGGGTTGGCGGGGGATGCCCCGGTGCTGGGCGTCCAATGCGTCGGCCTCGTGCATGGCCGAAACCGCCATCGCGCGCAGCACGGTGGGCTGCACCTGGGCTTCACCAAAGGCCAGGGGCAACAACACCACGGCCGTGAAGTCGCCGTCGTGCATCCAGGTCGTTTCAACTTGCAGGCCCTGCCATGTGGCGCCCACCACGTGGTCCCACATCATGGCCTTTTGCTCGGTGGTCATTGCGCGCAGGTCGGGCATCATCGTTGGGTCTCCTCGGGCAGGACAAGGCGCATGCCCTTGGGCACCGCCGGGTTGGTGGGTTCGGCCGGCGCCTCATCGGGCAACGGGTGGCCGTTGTCGAGCACCGGCTGGGGCAACGCCCGGTAAGCGTTGGCATTGCCCTGGGCCACGCTGATGAACAGGAAGCACGGCATCATGGCCACGCCAGGGCTTTTGCCATCGGCGGGTGTCATGACCAGTTTTTGCTGCTGCACGTTGAACGGGAGCATGCCGGCAAACACCGGGTACACGTTGAACCCGTGCGGGTACTTGCGGCTCAAGTGGTCCAGGGCGGGGGCGATGCCCTCAAGGCCAATGGCGAGCATTTTGTCCACCACGTGGCCGGGCAACACACGCAACCCACCCTCAGGTGGGAACAACACCCCCGGGGGCAGGTAATCAGCCGGCAACTGCACGGGGTCAGGCACGTGGTGCTCCTTTGCTGCGCAGGTCGCTGGCCTGGGTGGTGCGCCTGGCGTGGGTCAACTCCTCGGCCATGGTGCCGCAGTCCGCCATCTTGGTGCGGTAGTAGAGCACCAGCGTCAGGCGCTCGTAACGGTTGTAAAGCCCCTGCACGGGGCTGGTGCCGTGCCACTCGTGGGGGTCAAAGAACAGCGCGTCGCCGGTGTTTAGTTCAAGAGCTGCGCGCCAGGTGGGCAGCACCAGGTACCCACCCGCAAACTGCCCACTGCGGATCATGACCAGGTTGGTGAAACCGGGTTTGTAATCACCCGCGTCCTGGTGCGTGGCAGAAATAAAGTTCTTGTTGACCGAGATGGTGGTGAAACACGTGCCCACCACCAGCCACTCGGGCCTGGTGCGGTCGGCAATGGCGCGCTGCTGCGCCCAGCGGTCGGGCACCGCATACGAAAACAGTTGTTCCACCTCGCGCGCCAGTGGGGCCACGGCACGCAGGCGCTCGCTGTTGCGCCCATTGCCTGAGCACCCACGGCAAAATGGGTGGCGTGGGCTGCGGTCCATGTAACCCACCACCCCTGGCGTGCCGATGCGCAGGTTCTTGAGCACATGCGGCGGCACCTTGGTGGTGCGGCTGCGGTACTGTTTGCCGTCGCGCACCGCGGCCATGTTGGTGCGCAATGTGCGGCCCTGGCCGTCGCGCCCGACAGCGACACCACGATTGTCGGGGATGATGTCAAACCCCCGCAGGCCGTTGTGGGCTGACTGCACTGCCCCCGCCGAAAGTGCCCCCCGCAACACGACGTAGAGCAGGCTGCCATCGGGCTTGTAGGCACGCATGCTGGGACTGTCGGCCCGGAACACGGTGTCGTACCAACTTTCGGCCGGGTGGTGGCCTTCCAGCCGCTTGGCCTCCTCGTCGGTCATGGCAGGCACCAGCTTTCGCTCAACCAGGCGCTCGGGGTGCAGGCGCGGCTGGATCATTGCGGCGGCTGGTGCTGGGCCACGGCGTCACGCAGGGCGCCAAGCACAATGGCGGCCACGTCGTCGGTGGCGTACACCGCCTGCAACCTGCGCAGGGTGTTCTTGACCTCAGCAAACGTTGTCTCGTTGAACACCAGCCGCAGCGTGCGCAGCCCTTGGGCCAGGGTGGCCTCGTCAAGCTCGGCGGCCTCGGGCACCAGCCCGTAGTCCAGCGCTGCCCCAGGCACATACTCCAACAACTTGCCCGGGTAGTAGATTTCTTCGAACCGCAGCGCGTTGAACAGGTCAGGGTCCAGCGCGGCCTTGGCGGCTGCCAATAGCGCGGTGGCTTGCTCGTTGAAACTGCCCGCCAGCGCGTCGTTGTTGAGCGTGATGTTGAGCGCCCGTTCGCGCGCATCGTCCAGGTCCACCACCACCACCTGCGTGCGCTTGATGCCGCGCTCGGCCAGCAGGTGCAGTCGCTGGTGCCCACCCACCACGTACCCGGTGCGGCGGTTCCATACGATGGGCTCCACCAGGCCAAACTCGGTCAGGCTGCGGTCCAGACCCCCCAGGGCCTCGGGCGTGATGGTGCGCGGGTTGTACGGGGCCGGCTTGAGGTCGGTCAGCGGGTGGTCCTCAATGACCATGGGCGGCAACGGGTCCACGCGGCTTTTTCCTCCTGGTTGCGCGGGGGTGCCAGGCAGCGGCCAGCCAACCACAAAGCCGGTAGGGGCGAGCCTCGCAAAGGCTTGACCCCCCGCTGCCTCGCGCGCCATGGGACCATGTTGCCGCGCGCGGTGCAAGCCCCTTCACACGCTTTCGGCCCCAAAGTAGGCAACCCCCCCCATGCCGGCCAGCCGGGTGCGCCCCAGCCACAGCGCAATCAGCCGGTCCCCGGGGTGCGCACTCGGCCGCCACCGGCCCAACTCCAAAATCAACTCCTCCACCTCACGCCTGCCCTTGGGGATGCGCCACTCGTGGTTTTCAAACTCTGGCGCCAGCGTGCGGATGCCCCACCGCTCGTCCGCCTTCTTGGCCGCCGTGGTGAACTGCCCACTGACGCTGATCGGCCGCGCCCTGGCCAGGCAGTCCCGGGCATCGGCGTCGGTCAACCGCCCCTCCTTCACCAACTCCTCGGCCATGCGCGGCATGATGCCCGGCATGCCGATCATGCTGGCCAGGTGCTCCTGGGCGCCGTTGGTTTCGGCCAACCACTCGCTCGGCCGCATGGTCAGGTGGGTGTGCACCACCTCGCGCAGCAACTCAAAGCCCACCCACAGGCCGCTGCGCATGTTGAGCAGGTGTTTGCGCTCCTGCCAGTCCTCGCTCACCGTGGCAATCGCGGTCAGGGCTGCACCCGGCTCATCGTCCACGCCAAAGTCGATGCCGCACGCCACTTGGCTGAAACTGTCGTCATCGTACCCGCCCGTCCACCAGTGGGGGGGGTCATCGCACAACGCTTGGCACTCGCGGATGGCGTCCACCGGCAGGAAGCGCGTCATGTGGCTCAGCGGCACGTTGAGCATTTGGCGGGCGTACTCGACGTCGCCAAGCTCGGCACGGCGCCGCTCAAGGCGGTGCTCGGGCCACACCTGGGGCCACACGCAAGGGGGCTCGCCCGCGTTGTAGCGGCGGACGGTGTACATGCCCTCCTGCTCCAACACGTGCATCAGGTCGTCGTCCCACCACGTGTTGTTGATGATGAGCACCCGGCCGTTCTTGGTCATGCGCCCCACCAGCACATCCTTGAACCATTCGATGACCTTGCGCTTGCTGGCGTCAGTGATGGTGTTGCGCCACGACACACAGTCGTCAAGGATGGCCAGGTCAATGCGGCTGCCCATGATGGCGCCACCCATGCCCATGGCCTCGATGCTGTAGTCCTTCTCGGCCAGGGCGGCAAACTGGCTGCGCTGCACCAGGATTGCGCGTTGGTACCACGTACTGGGTCGCGTGCTATTGCCGTCAAAGGCAGGCACCAGGCCGGGGAACACCCGGCGCACGCGCTCGTTGTAAAGGATGTTGGCCTTGATGCGCCCCAGCGACTTCTCGGACTGGGTGGCCGTTTCGCTGATGAGCGCAATACGCAGGTCGGGGTTGTGGCCAAGCTCCCACAGGCTGCGCAGGATGGCCAGTTGCGTGGTCTTGGCGTGCTCGGGCGGGGCGAAGATAATCAGCCGATCGTGCTGGTCACACAGTTCCTGCCACTCGACGTGGAACGGCGCGGGCGTGAGCCGCAGTGCGTACTCGCCCAGATACGCGGCGTTGCTATGGGCTAATGCCCGGGACCAACTCGCGTACTCCTCTAATTCTCGCCGCCAGTTCGGCGCGCCCTGCGGGGTCAAGCTCGGCAACGATCCGGTTGTAAACGTCACTGGGCGCCCCCGGGGTGATTGGCACCGCGCCACTGGCCTGTTGCTGCACGTCGATGCTGGTGCGCGCGCGCCACTCGTACGCCAAGATGTGCGCAATCTTGGTGAGCATCATGGCGCGGAATTCGGCGCGCTCGTTCAGGGCAGCCTCAATCAGGCGCGGGTCCACGTTGGGGTTGGCTTGCAGGCGCTTGAGCTTTTCGTTGTTGTAGGAAGTGAATTCGGCCATGGCCATGGTGAACAGTTGGCCGTAGCGGTTGGCAATGCGGAGGATTTCGGCCGGCCGGTTGTAGTTGATGGCCTCTTTGTCGTACCAGCCGCGCTCGTACTTGACGACTGAAGACACCGACACGCCCAGTTCCTTGGCGATCTGCTCCCACGGCACGCCCATGATGCGCAGGCGCACGGTTTCGCGGCGGCGGCGTTCCACCTCGGTTTTGGGGGTAGCGGTTTTGGCGGTGCTCAGGGCAGCGCGGCTGCGCTTGGTGTGGGGCGAAGCGCCGCTGGGCATGGGCGGATCGCGGTCGGGGTCGTAGCTAACCCGGAAGCGCGGCGCCTGGCCGGGCGGGTTGCGCGCGCCTAGTTGGTTGCCAGGTGCGAACTTACCGTCAGGTGTGTGGGTGGGTTCCGGATCCGGTGCCGGTGGGGTGTCCTGTTTACCAGCCATAACGTTGCGCAGGGTAGAGGCGGGCGCTGTGCAGCGTCAAGGGGGGGGCGGGGCTTGGCATGGCCTGTCGTGGTGGCGTGGGCTCGGCCTGGTGTGTCGCACGGGGCGGGTTGGGCTTGGGTTGTCGTGCTGCACGGGGCGGGTTGGGCCTGGAATGTCGTGCTGGCTCGGCTTGGTTTGGATGGTTCGTCACGGTGGCTTGGCATGGGCTGTATCGGCTCGTCGCAACGGCCAGGACCGGTCTGGCTTGTCGTGGCGGGGCGGGTTGGCTCGGGCAGTCGCAACGGTGGGGCGGGGCTTGGCCTGTCGCAGCGGCTCGGCGTGGGCATGGCTTGGGTAGTCGCGGCGGCCGGGATCGGGAGGGAAGGGGGCGGATAGTCGCTGGGGGCTGGCATGGATCGTCGCGCAGCTGGGGGCTGGAGCGGCACGTCGAGTGGGCTTGGATCGGCACGGCGGGTCGTGCTGGTGTGGCGTGGGTTGGCGTGGACAGTCACCCAGGTGTGGGCTGGCTCGGTGGTGGCAAGTCGCGCGGGCAGGAGGCGGCATGGCTTGTCGCGCCGAAAAGGACTGGCATGGCTCGGTTGGGCGTGTCGCGCGGGCGGGGGTCGGGCTGGCATGGTGCGTCACCTCGGCACGGCACGGGTTGGGCGGGGAATGGATCGTCGCTCGGGGCTGGCAGGGCGTGGCTCGTCGCGATGGCGTGGAGCGGGCTGGCATGGCTTGTCGCGCTGGGCAGGGCAGGGGCGGTGCGTCGCAGGCGGCTCGGCTTGGAGTGGGCAGTCGTATCGGCGCGGCAGGCAGTCGGCTGGGCGTGTCGCGGCGGCTCGGCGTGGGGAGTCACGAAGGAAAGGCCTGGCCGGGCAAGGCGTGTCACGCAGGCAAGGCGCGGCTCGGAGAGGAAAGTCGCAACGGCGCGCGTTGGGAAAGGCCGGGCCTGTCACACCGGGGCGATCCGGAATGGGGCGGGTTGTCGCAGGGGCACGGACTGGCCTGGTTCGTCACGGTGGCACGGCACGGTTGGGCTCGGCTTGTCACGGCGGGAGGGAACGGGCGGGCATGGCGCGTCACCTCGGCCGGCACGGGTTGGGCGGGGAATGGATCGTCGCGCTGGCTGGGGTAGGGCTGGAACAGTCGCAATGGCATGGGCTTGGCGGGCATCGGCATGTCACGGGGGATCGGCGCGGCCTGGTTTGTCGTGCTGGAATGGATCGGCTCGTCGCAATGGAAAGGGACGGGCGCGCCGTGGCTTGTCCCGGTGGGTAGGCGCGGCTAGGCTCGTCGCACGGGCTGGGGCTGGACAAGTCGCGTTGGGCGGGCAGGTACGGGCTTGGCAAGTCGCGCAGGTCTGGGTGGGCTGGGCGGGTCGTGCTGGTGTGGCTTGGCTCGGTTCGTCGCGCAGGCTCGGCACGGGTAGGCTTGTCGCGCAGGCGTGGCACGGCCAGGTTCGGCTGGGGGTGGCGAGTCGCACGGGGACGGCCCGTGCGGGCGCGTATCGGCTCCGTCACACGGGCTTGTCGCGCGGGTCACGGTGGCCAGGCTGGGGCGGCACCGCGCAGGCTCGGACAGTCGTGCTGGCTCGGTTGGGCGTGGGCTTGGGCTGTCACGCAGGGACTGGCGCGGGACGGGAGGGATAGTCGCGTCGGCACGGCATGGTGGGTAGGCGTATCGGCTCGTCGCAGTGGCCTGGTCCGGCATGTAACGGCTCGTCACAAGGGTCGGTGCATGGTTTGGCTTGTCGCAACCCGTGTGCAGGGCGGCATGGGGCGGGTGCATGGCAAAGGAAACCCCCCGGAACCTTCGCGCATGCTACCCGCCCATGCCACGTCGGCCGGCAGGTTACGCCGGCTTTTCTTTCGGCGCCACGGTGGCCAGTACCTCAAATGCCGTCACGTCGAACTTGCCCTGGCCCTGGCTACGGTTGGCACCCAGGCCGGCCTCCTGCGCCAGAAACAGCACCTTGCGCAGCTTTTCGTCGGTGAACTTGGCCGCCTGCACGATCCACACCTCAAACGTGATGGATACCCCAGCCACGTAATCAGCCTTTTTAAACGCGGCCTTTTTGCCACGCGGCGTCATGACGTGGCACACCCCGGTGTAATCACCATCGGGCTTTTCGCGGCCAAGGTAAAGGCGCTCCCCTCCCTGCACGCTCTTGATCATGAGGCCGTGCTGGATGCGTTGGCGCAGGCCCGCCTGGCGGTCCTTGGTTAACTCAAGTTCGGTGGCACACTCGCGGATGAGCGCCTTGATCTGGCGCGTTTCGATGAATAGGCCCCCGGTGGCATCGGACTTAAAGCCCGACCAGCCCTCCATCTCAGCTTCCTCCACCCAGTCGCCACCGGCTTCCTCGGTTTCCTTGCGGGTGCGGGCCACGTATTCATCGGCCTCGGCTGGGGTCCAGCCCTGCGTTTCAAGCCACTTCTTCTGCACGTCGGGGTCCTTGGGGATGCCCCCCACCAACCACTCGCGCATGACCAGGCTGATGCGGTAGTGGCCAGTGTAGATATCCTCAAACGACACGCCAAGCACGTTGCCGGGTGGCGCAGGTGCAGCTTGGGCCTTGGCGGGGGGGGCGATGGTTGTGTCGGTGGGTTGGGTTTTCATGCTGGATCCTTTGGGTTTGGTTGGTGGGCGCCTGGGGTGGGCGCCACGTGTTGGTGGTCGGTCAGGCGTGCGGCAATGGCGTCGTCAATGGCCAGCCACACCGGGTGCAGGCCATAGTGGCCCCCGGCCTCGTCGCCGTCGGCGCGCTCGTGCCACACGCGCACGATGACCACGGCGGGCAGGCCGTCGTAAAAGCACGAAAACAGGGCGTAATCCTGGCCGCTGTTGAGCAGGTGCCCGAACAGGGCCTGGTGCCTGGGCGTGATGTTGGTGCCGGTGTCGTCAGTCATTGCCCCGCTCGTCGTGGGCGTCGGCCACGCCCACGTTGGCCTCACCCCGAATGATGCGCAGGCACAGGGCGATTTCCTCGCGGGTCATTCGGCCTTCGCCGGTGGGCACATGCAGTTCCAGCAGGCGACTGGCGGTCAGCAGCGTGCGCTCAAACATGCGGCGAATGGAGCCGGTGGCCAGGGTGTCGGCCAGGGCAGCGTCGGGGTCGGTGTTCGGTATCGTTGCCATGGGTTGCTCCTTTGGTTGGGGTTTTTGGGGTTTTGGTTCACTCAGGGCTGCTAGCGATGTACCCGGCCAACGGGTGCTGGAATCCCATCCCGGCGTGTCGGCCTGGTAGCGCCAGCACTCGATAACATCGCCGTCTAGGTCCAGTTCGGGAATCGCCCAGATGCTTGCGAGGTATGCCCCGTCGTCGTAGACTGGCTTCCCATCGCGGTAGATCTCGCCTCCCGTCCACTCCCAGTCACCGGAAAGTCCTGCGCGAGCTACTAACGGGCGGTGCTCGGCGATCAACCGTGCAGCCTTGTCCCAATCGAACACGCGCAGCGGATTCCCCGCCGCTCTGGCGGCCTGGCCTCTTGCGAATCCTAACAAGGAATTCATAGCTACCTCCCTGGGTGGTGTCATGGCTGGGCCGGCTTGTGGCGGTTGATGTTGGCCATGGCCGCTGCCACCGCAGCGTCACGGCGGCGACGGGCGACGGTGCGCTCAAGCTCGCGCGCTTCGTTGTAGTTTTCCTGCCAGTCACGAGCCTGGCGCTCGGCCAGGTCACGGGCGTTTTCCATGTCCTGCACGTCAACGCACGGCTGGCAGATGGGGCCACGGGTTGACTCGTCCACCACGTCGGGGCTGCCGCAGTCGGCACAGGAGCCGGCGGGCTTGATGCTTTCCAGCACCAGGCCGTTGTCGTGGCCGTAGTCCCGGCTGGCTGCATCCTCGCCGTGCGTCTTGCAGCAGTCGCGCCAGGGCTTGCCCTCGCCGGTGTAAAGCCGATGCGTGGGCGTGCACTGGTCGCGGCGGCATTCCCACAGCACCATGATCGGCGGGGCAGCGGTGCAGCCAATGTCGTGGCCATTGCCCTGGCGGTCAACCGGGGCACCGCAAACGATGCAGGGCGCACCCGTGCACCACTGGCACGTGCGGGCGGTGTCTTGGTTGGTGCTCAGGCAGCCTTCACATTCCCAGGCCATCACACGCCTCGCTCGTTGGGGGTTTTGGGGGTGGTCGGCACCGCGATCAGCGCGCCACCCGTCACGAAAATCACCACCGCCAGCACCAGGGCCACCACCACCCCCACCACCACCAGCCGGTTGACCAGGTGCCGCTTGCGGCGGGCCTCAAGGCGCACCACCGCACCGTTGCGGCGGGCCAGGGTTTGCAGTTCGGTGTTCATGGTGTTACCCAATCCAGGCCGCAACCGAGCGGCCAGCCCACTGCGCCACTGCGACCACCACCGCCACCGCGATTGCCCACTTGATCAGCGTTGCCATTGCCGTTGCTCCTGTTGGGGGGTTGTGCGGCGGGGTGGCCCGGGTTGCAGCGCCACGGCTGCCCTGTGCCCCCACCACCACCGCCGCACACCACCATGCTATTGCAACCCTGGGGCCAACTGCTGGCGCCCGCAAGTTGTTGCGCCACACCGCCGCCAATTGCGCCAACGCACCCACCCATGCGGGTTGCACGTGCGCCAATTGCATAGTGCCCCTGCCTTGCCACGCCGAGCCCGGCCTTGCCACGCCTGGCCGCGCCCGGCCCAGTCGGGCCGCGCCACGCAACGCCACGCCCTGCCTGTCCGAGCCGCGCCTTGCCTGCGTGTCCTCGCCCTGCCGCGCCACGCGACTTAACCTACCGCGCGCTCAT